CTGATTAAGAACATCCGGCGATATAGTGACAAGGTTGTAGTACGGGCTACTGATTTTGATCAGCGTAAAGTTCTTCATAATGCGGGTGTATGGGGCTGCACAGGTATGTACCCCCCGCTGCAGTTTAAAAAGATACATTTGCTGATGTAGAATTAGGCCGCCATAGTGCGGCCATTTTTTTGTTTCATTTTGATATCAAAAGGAAAAACGATGAGTAACGTTAGCGTACTGGCACCTCTGGGTATTTTTTTACTGGCATGGGCGATTTCAGGGTGTACGATTTCCAGCTCCATGCAGGAAAAAAACAGTAGTAAATTGGTTGCCCGGTTCTCTGGTACATTAGGTGGATTGGCGATTGGGTTTGTATGTTTAATAGCATCAGTAGTGTATTTTGATGATTCCAGTACCGAATCTGTGGCCTCAAGTACCAGTACTGAAACCGTGACTCCAAGTACCAGTACTGAATCTGCATCTTCCAGTACTGTTGATTCAGAGCCAAAAAAATCAATTGGTATTAACGTTGATACCCTGGCTAAACGTATGCAAAAGAACCTTGTGGCATTGGGTTCAAAGTTCAAAGTACACTTCAGTACAGAAAGACTCGAACATGCAACATTATCAAAACAAGAACTCAATGATCATAATGCTGTTTTAATTACATCTGATAACAATACCGGAATGATAACGAGTATGATGATTATCACTATGGGCGATGGCAGTATGAAAAGCGGGTTTAACGTTCTACACACAGTCCTCGCAACAGTATCTGCAACACTGGGGGAGAATGAAATGAAAAGCGGTAAATCGGCAGATATCGTAACGGGCCTGGTGAATAACAAATATCCCAATGATGAAGTCTTTGAAGATGGAAAGCGATATTCAATTTTACGTACTAATGAAGGATTGATAACGTTTTTTATATCTGCAAAATGATTTTATTCTAGAAAAGCATTAACTTGAAATTTATTTAATACATTTATTATTAGATGGCTGAATCAACTAAGTAATAGGGGTAATGTATGGGAAATGATTTTGGACTTGAGCAAAGTGTTATCAATAAGCTGAATGACATTCTATCCCCGCACAAAAACTATATCGAAATCACTCAAGATGCCGCTGCATTTTGCTCATCCACAGGTAATATCAGCGGTGTTTTCACAGGTGGCGTTGAAACCTGCATTATTTGGGTTGTTCGGTACGAAAATGGGTTTTTAATGGTGCACGATTCTGGTCAGTTGTTATTGACTGAAATCGTTGCCTTGATAAAAAGTTATGGCAACCCTTTAGTGATAGCTATTCATCATGGCTTAGATTATAGTGAAAATTCCCATAAATCTCGGGTGAGTGAAATATGCAATCAATTAGGTTATGCTAATTCACCAATGATGTTAAACAGCAAAATGGCTTCATTTGGAGTATTGCAGGAAAACGATGGTGGATATGAATATTGCCGATCTAATATTAAACCTCATGGTTTAGTGCCTCTTCCAGATTATGAAAATCGTATCAATATTGTTTACTTCAATAATTTTTTCTTAGAACCATCAAGCCAGTCGCTGAAGATAGATTTGCAATATGATGGCGAACATTATCTGCACAACACTCATCCATTACATAGTGTAGAGAGTGTATTAAGCGATATTGCGTCGCAACCGGGGCACTTCTATAATAACCTCATGGTATTATATCCTATTGTTAATAAGGATATTGTTCAATTCCCAGAATGGTGCAAGGCTTTTATTAATAACTATCTGGACCCCAAAGGCCATGTAAAAGAGAGCAAAAAATATGAAGCAGCATTGCATAAAAGATTTGTTGATCTAAAGTGTTTAAATATATAATAAGGATTATCCAAACTTACAATATCTAAGATAAAGTGCATTTATAGAAAGAGAAATCGTTCTATATTAACTAAACAATCATAAGTATGGGTAGTATATTATTTAATAAGGCGATATATATCGCCTTGATTTTTAATAAGAGTTGCAGAATACCTGAGTGCCTATTTGATTACAATAAGTAGACTTTGGCATACTATCTCGCATTTGCTGCATGGATCGATTGAAATTATCATAACTACGTTGTTTTTGCATTGCATCATTAGCTTTCTTTTGATAATCCATTGATGCATCGGTGCTATAGCCATCAACGTTAGGACGTTGAACAGTATTAGTAACTCCATCTGGGTAACGTGTAGTATCATAATTCTGGTCAAAGTATGCCTCTGCACCACTTGTCCACACGGCTTTACATGGTTCTGTTGTTAAATTTCCATAATTACTGATAGCTTCTTTGGGATAGTACAATGTCATAGGTGTATATCCTTTAGTATTGCCATTGCAAACAAGCATCGCGGATTGTGGGGTACTATCATAAGTAACTGCATATTGATTAGAGGCACAACCTGCTAGTAAAAAACATACAGATATAGGTGTTAATGATATTTTAAGTCTCATTTTTTTCTCAGTATTTAATATATGCTGTATATAGACACTATGGAGCTAATCTATTCTACACCCAAAAACTTTCACGATCACTGCCATTTTTAGTAGGGTTGATGGGTGTCAAACCAAACAGCAATATTCTTAAAATTTATTGAGGCTTTAATCGAAATTTTGGTGTCTAAATATTTTAGGTTCTCTCTGGTTAGTACCATAACGCGAGTTTTCGGCAGCGGGTTTAATCATCTGTGTGTGAACAAAATGAGCATACCCGCACCGCATTCAAAAAAGCACTACACCAATTTCATTAAATTTACATTGGCAATTATATCTTACTGGACATTCACATAATTTAAACACGGCATAAGAACCGTTCAGTTCTTCTCTTACGTACTTTCCCATAAAATCGATATCATCTGGTTCACAAAAAAGATGGAAACCAACGCCAAGGTAATTACGTATTTTATAGTTGCATTTTTTGATGGCACTGATTTTCTTTTTGTCAGCAGTTAACCCCTTAACCAATGATGCAACACGCTTAGTACATTTAAACTCAATGAAAATATAATCATCAAAAGATGAGGATTTTTCACGTAATATCAAATCTACTTTAGCAAGTCTACTTTCAGGGAAGATTATCGGATCAAGGTATATTGTGACTTCACGATGTAGTTCGTACTTCTTTTTTGAAATGAGATAATGAGCAAATTCTATTTGTAGCCATTTTTCCCAATCATTAGTTTCTTTTTGAACGAACGAATATAGTCTTTTTTTAATCTCATCCTTCTTTAAAAACCCGTTCAGCAATTTTACTAAAAGAGAAAAATCATTGTTACGGTCTGACATTGTAAACCCTATAAATAAAATAAAAAGGATTAAATATGGATATCTCATTAAGGTCATTAGCGAGACAGTACGGATACGATGAATCTACAGTTCGAACCTGGGTAGAAAAGGGGATGCCAACAGACACCGATTCAAACGCAAGACGTTGGATTGTAGATAATGTACTAAAGCCGTTGCGTGATACTAATACAAAAGAACAAATTGAACAAGAACGTTTGAAGAAGCTTTCAGCAGAAAGGCAATTATCAGAATTAGAATTAGCAGAAAAGAATGGGCTGGTGGTCAGTACTGAATATGTGGAGCAGGTACTAACAGAATATCTG